AGATTATGTAACAATATTTCCAAATGATGCAAGAATTAGACACATTAATTATAGTAGTAAATTAATAGTTGATATAAAACAAATTCAAGAAATTATAAATTTAGAAACAAATATAACAGATGAAAAAGTATTATATCATGAAAAAAAAATTAATATTGGCGCGATACCAATTATGGTACGTTCAAAATATTGTACAACAAATATTAAAAACGATACTCCAAATTTAGAATGTACATATGATCCGGGATGTTATTTCATAATAAAAGGATTAGAAAAAGTTGTTATTTCTCATGAAAAAATTTGTGAAAATAAAGAGTTAATTTTTCCAAAAAAAGATATTAATTATCCAGATGGTTTAATGTATAGTGTTCAAGTAAAATCTAAATATCCAGACAATACAAATATAAATATTACATCAATTAAAATAATAAAAGATAAATCAATTGTATTAACAATGCCTCATTTATCGGAGATTCCAATATTTATAATTTTTAGAGTATTAGGTTTTGAAACAGATCAGGATATTATTAATTATATTGTTTATGATAATACTGATGTTAATATGATTAATATGATTAAACCATCATTAAATCATAGTTTATTAGAGACATATAAAGACGATAATGGAAATGAACATCTAATTATGACTAAAGAAGATGCAGAAAACTATTTAATACAAAAAATGAAAACATCAAGAAGATATAATGAAACAGATTCAGAAATTAGACATATGCAAAAAAAAGAACATTTATTAAGTATTTTAGAAAATGATTTATTTTCACATATGGAAAAAGGATTTATTGAAAAAGGTTATTATTTAGGTATGATGTGTAATAAACTTTTACAATGTATTTTAAAAAGAATTGATGCTGACGATAGAGATAATTTTATTAATAAAAGAATAGATTTACCAGGTGCTTTAATGACTACATTATTTGAACAATATTTAAAAAAAATGATAAATGAATGTTCAAAAAATTTTAAAAAACGCATGGGTGGATTAACTACTGATGTAAACCCTAGTAATATTATAGGTTTAATTAAATCAATGACTATTGAACAAGGTTTTACTACTGCTTTAGCTACTGGTAATTGGGGATCGAGTAAAAAAAAAGGAGTAGCACAGCCGTTACATCGTCATAATTATTTAAATGCTATTTCATATTTTAGAAGAGTTATTGCTCCTACACCTGATGCAACAACTAATAAAATGGATAAAATGCGTCATATTCACAGTACTCAGTATGGATTTATTGATCCAGTTGAATCTCCAGAAGGAGAAAAAGTAGGTATTCATAAACATTTAGCATTATCTGCGAGTATTAGTATTAATTGTAAAGAACAACCAAAAATAATAAAAAATTTATTAGATGATAATTCTGAATTATTTATATATCTTACAGATGTACCATACTTTAAAATTAAACTATTTACAAAGGTATTCATTACTGGTCAATGGTATGGTATGACAGAAAAACCAATTCAACTTGTAGAATATTTAAAAAATATGAGATCTAAAGGAGTAATAGATAAAATGGTTGGTATTGTTCATAATTATAAAACAAAAGAAATTAGAATAAATACAGATGGTGGAAGATTATACAGACCATTATTAAAAGTAAAAAACAATAAATTATTACTAACTAAAGAGATGTTAGATAAAATTAATCTGGATAATACTATAAATTCAAATAAAATTTCAACTTGGAATGATTTTATTTCTAAATATAGTGAAGTAATTGAATATGTAGATTGTGAAGAAGCTGAAAATTTAATGATTGCAATGACAACAGATATTTTAGATAATGAAAGAAAAAAAATGTTAAATAAAATTGTTAGTGACAATAATAGTAATAGTAATATGGTTAACAGATATACTAATGTTTATCGTAAATTTACACATTGTGAATTAAATCCTGCACTAATGTTAGGATCGGTATCGTCAAGTATTCCATTTCCAGAACATAACCAATCTCCAAGAAATATTTATAGTTTTTCTCAGTCTAGGCAAGCTATGGGAACTCATATGAGTAGCTTACGTCATCGGATTGATCTTACATATCAATTATTTCATCCTCAAATACCTCTTATATATCCAAGATTAGCAAAATATACAAATATGTTAAATTTACCATGTGGAGAAAATATAATAGTTGCTATTGCTTGTTATACTGGATATAATCAAGAGGATTCAATTATTATTAATAAATCTGCTGTAGAAAGAGGATTATTGAGAGCATCATATTTTACTAAATACCATGACGTTATACAAAAGAATCCTTCAACATCTAGAGATGATATTTTTATGAAACCAGACCCTAATCAAACTTTAGGTATTCAATATGGAAATTATGATAAACTTAATGATAAAGGATATGTTGAAGAAGAAACTAAAATCAATTCTGGAGATTTTATTATTGGTAAAGTAACACAAATACAACCAGATAAAAATAATAAAATATATAAAGACAGTAGTACAAAAAGTAAAGTAGCAGGTGTTATTGACAAAGTTTATACTGGCATATACAATAGTGATAATTTTGAGATGTATAATGTTAAAATTAGATCTGAAAGAATTCCAAGAGTAGGAGATAAATTATGTATGTTAGGAGATCACGAAGTATTAACTAATAAAGGATGGATTAAGTTTAATGATCTGTATCAAAGATATAATAATAAAGAAAAATTTACAATTGCTACTTTACACGAAGGTCAATATATTAAATATGATACTCCTATTGATGTTTATGAATGGGATTTTGACGGCGATATGTATAAATTAACCTCTCAGCAAGTTGAGTTTTGTGTTACTATGGATCATGAAATGTGGGCTAAAAAAAGAGATCATAAAACTTTTGAATTAATTAAAGTAAAAGATTTATATGGTAAAAGATACAATCTTAAAAAGAACGGTATTATTGATATTCCTGATATTGAAACAATTGATATTAAAGGTAAAATATTTAAAATGGATGATTTTCTTGATTTCCTAGGAATATTTATTACTAATGGTAATATATTACAAAATAATATTAATATTACTATTAATTCTAAAAAAACTAGTAAAGAAATAAAAATTCAAGATATATGTAATAAAATGGGTCTTGAATATACAGAATATAATATTAAATGTAAAGAATTATATGAATGGTTAAATGAATATGATTCGAATAAATATATTCCAGATTTTATATTTGAGTTAAATTCAAGACAAGCTACTATTTTATTATCAAGTTTGTTATCATGTAATGAAACAGCAGCTGTACGCGAGCAAACAAAGAATACATCAAATATACAAAGTTATTATACTTCATCAAATAAATTAGCTGATGATATTATGAGATTAGCTATTCATGCAGGATTAAGTGCAAAAATTACTACTAAAAACGACAATTCTATAAAAACAAAATGCATTTTAATAAATAAATGTAAAAATGAACCTCAAATTAACCATAGTCATAAAAATTCTCAAAATGCACAATTTGAAGAAATATATTATCATAAAGGTAAAGTATATTGTCTAGAAATCCCTTCACATATTTTTATGATTAGATACAATAATAAGAATGTTTGGAGTGGTAATTGTAGTCGTCACGGACAGAAAGGAAGTATTGGTATTACTCTTCCTTCTGAAGATATGCCATTTACTAAAGATGGAGTACAACCAGATATTATTATTAATCCCTGTTGCTTTACAGGAGAAACATTAATCTCTATGACTAATGGATTATCTAAGAAAATTAACAGTTTTAGTAGCCAAGGATTAGAGAAAGTATTAACTTTTAATGATAAGACTGGATTCATTCCATCATTCTCATTAGGACTTGAAAATAGAGGTCTTAAAGATACTGTAGAGATTACAATGTATGATGGAAGAACAATTACTTGCACTCCAGATCATAAGATTAAAGTTAAGTCAATCAGTGGCTTTGAATACAAGGAAGCTAAAGATATTAAAATTAATGAAGATAACGTTATTATGGGTATCGAATATACAGAAGATAAAGTGCATGATGATGAAAAGGATTGGTCATTAAAAGTAGGCGAGTATGAATTTAATTTTAATGACCAATTTAATAGAGAAAGATCATTAGCATTTGCTAGAGTACTAGGGTATTTGAGCACAGTTTCTGAAGGAAACTCTGGAGACAGTCCTGTAAGGACTGACTGTACAGATGGAACTATTTCTAAAGATAAACTAGATGATAATTCATATACTACTAGACTAAATATGGGACATTTATTAGATGCTGAAATGATTATGAATGATTTAGAAATTATTATAGGAAATAAAACAAGAATATGGGAAACAAATACATTAGATGTACATATTCCAAATAAATTTACCAAATCAATTGTACAATTAGAAGGTTTAATGGTTGGTAGAAAAACAACTCAAGAAGCATCGTTACCTAAATTCTTATTACAAGAAAATTGTCCTAAAGCAATTATTAGAGAGTTTTTAGGAGGATTTTTTGGTGGCGATGGTCATGCTCCTTATTTAGCAAAAAATATATTTTCAACAGTAAAACTTTCACAGTCTATTGTTGTTAAATATAAAAAATCATTAGAAAATAAAATAAATAATATTATAAAATTAATGAATAAATTAGATGTTAAAGCTAGAATGATTAGAACTAGAGATTGTCATAAAAAAACAGAGTTATATCAGAATGAACCTAGATTGCAATGTGAAATTGGCGTTGAATCTAATATTGAATTCTTACAGAAGATTGGATTCAGGCATTGTATTCAGAAGTCAGCTAGATTAACTATTGCTATTTCATATGAAAGATTTTATAACAATGTGTTAAAACAAACAGAAAATTTATTAAATAAGATTGATGATATATTTAATAATGAAAAAATACAAATTAAAGAATCATTAGAGAAAGCAAGAAATGAATTATATTTAACTGACAAACCATTAGATTCATTCTACTCTACATTAGATTTAACATATGTTAATAATAAAAGAAGACAAGATAGAAAAGATAAACCTATTGTATTTAAACATGATAGGTTTTACACAGCTGAAGAATATATTAAACAACTTGGTTGTGAAGAATGGTTCATACGTCAAGAAGATAGAGTAAAAAGAGAGAATAATTACATACCATATTTTACAATGAAAGTTAATAATATTAAGGATGTAGGACAAAATGAAGTATATGATATTGGAGTATCTACATATCATAATTTCATTGCTGAAGGGTTAGCAGTAAGTAATTGTCTTCCGAGCCGAATGACTATCGCTCAATTATTTGAGTGTGTTCTTGGTAAAGCATCTGCTTTGTCGGGTCATTTATCGGATGCTACACCATTTGAGAACGTAGATATAGAAGAGGCTAAAAAAGTATTAAAAGAACATGGATTTGAAGAACATGGTAATGAAACACTTTATTGTGGTTTTACTGGTAAAAAGATGGAATCGCAAATTTTTATTGGTCCTACATATTACTTCAGATTAAAGCATATGGTATTAGATAAAATTCATTGTTTAACAGCAGAACACGAAGTTCTTACTGAAAATGGATGGAAGTTTATACCAGATATAAAATTAGATGATAAAGTAGCTATTTTAAAGAATGAAAAACTAGTATATGAAACTCCTATTGAAGTTCATCATTACCCTGATTATAAAGGTAAAATGTATAGAGTTAAAAATCAAGATATTGATCTTGAAGTAACCGCTAATCATAGGATGTATGTTAAAATAAATGATAATTATATATTAGAAAAAGCAGAAAATATTATTGGTAAAAAAGTAGCATATAAAAATTATGAGAATAAAGATATTATCGTCAATAATGGGATTATTGAAGATGAATTATATGACTATGAAGGATCGGTATATTGTTTGTCAGTGTCTTCTGAAATATTTATGGTTAGAAAGAATGGTAAATCAGTTTGGACTGGTAATTCTAGATCTAGAGGACCAACCGCTATATTAACAAGACAACCTACTGAAGGAAGAGCTAGAGAAGGTGGTTTCAGATTTGGCGAAATGGAACGTGATGCTATGATAGCTCATGGTCTAAGTCAATTTCTTAAAGAAAGATTTATGGAAACATCTGATTATTATACTGTCCATATTTGTGATAATTGTGGATTATTTGCCAGAAAAGTGATAGATAGTAATCATTATATTTGTGACAGTTGTAAAGAAACAAAGAAAATTTCTATTGTTGCACTTCCTTATGCATTTAAATTAATGGTTCAAGAATTACTAGCTATTAATATTATGCCAAGATTAAAAGCATCATAGATCATAAATTAAGATTATTATTAATTAAAAAATTATTATATAATATAATAATTTTTTTAAGATTAAATATTTATTCTTATTAGTTATAGGTTTAATAATTTACTATTTATATATTTATAAAGATAGTAAATAATATTATGATAATGTACTTATTTTATAAAAAAAATTGAATATTTAATTGTTTGTAATATTTATTAATTTTTTACTATTACACCAAGACAAATGTCTAGTTTTGCCGCTGTCACTCCTGTCACTCCTGTCACTCCTGTCACTCCTGTCACTCCTGTCACTACTGACACTGCTGTCACTACTGACCCCATAGACCCCACAGTCCCTGTTCCGACATACCATGTCATCACTGCCTTCGATCTGCTTGGTCTAGGTTCCGAGATTGTTGTCCCTGTTGTCAGCGTTGTCCCCTCTGACTTCATCGCTGACCCCGCTCTCCCTGCTGTCCCTGCTGACCCTACAGTCTCAGACTTCACTGCTGTCCCCGCTGTCCCCGCTGTCACTGCTGTCCCTTTCGTGTTGATGACTGATAAAGTCATATTGTCACTAACCCCAGAAACAGCACAGAGCCTTATCGATGACTTCGCGGCGTGCAAGTGCTGCGAGAGGCACGGACAAAATAAGCCCAGGCTCTTTGATCCTTTTACTAAATCGCTTTTTTTTGTGTCTCCAAAGACAGATAAGCCGAAACCTAGCGAGTGTAAGTGCGCCTGTCGCATCAACGCACGCGAGGTTTGCAGGAACTATGATCTAATCAGCGGCAATGATCCTGAACTTCGCAAAGATCTCGAAAAATGGTTTGCATTAGAACAAGACTAGAGTAAGTCCTTCCGTCTAATTACTGTTTCAGATTCTACAATCTGTCAGTAAATTCTGAATATCCTTTTTCTATAGTACTTGTTTTAATGTCTTCTTGATTTTCTATTACTAACATTACTAGTCTTATTAAATTAATGGTTCGAGAATTATTAGCTATTAATATTATGCCAAGATTAAAAGCATCATAGATCATAAATTAAGATTATTATTAATTAAAAAATTATTATATAATATAATAATTTTTTTAAGATTAAATATTTATTCTTATTAGTTATAGGTTTAATAATTTACTATTTATATATTTATAAAGATACTAAATTATATTATGATAATGTACTTATTTTATAAAAAAAATTGAATATTTGATTGTTTGTAATTATTGTCAATTTTTTACTATTAAAGAGTCATTAATGTCTTCTCCTGTGCCCCAGATTCAGACTGTAACTTTCGCCCCGGTCACTTTCGATCCCTCTCTGGTTAATCCTCAGGATAACGAGCCTTCTCTGCCGTTATTCTACATGAGTATCAGTCAGATAAATGATCTCACACCTGACGAGGCGAAAAATATGCTTGTCATACTCAATAATTGCAACTGCTGTAAGAGACACACACTTCGTAAGCCCAAAAAATACAAGCCTTGGAATATGCCTTCTACCAATAAATGGAACATGCCTTCTAGCAAGGAATCAGATAGCATCATATCTTGTCAGTGTTGTTGTAGACAGACTGCTCGCTTTATTTGCCGCAATTGCCCCGAGTAAATCTTAGGCTCTGTATGTGAGTGCAAGTTCTTCATATTTTTTATAAAATATTCAATTTTTTCTTAATTATTATCCAACAGAAATACAACTTTTCCTATCTTTCTTATAACTCAGTTTAGTGCTATAATTGACAATTTATATATAATGAAGGGGAGGGCAACTAGTAACATAAAACTTGATATTTCTTTATAAAATTATATAGAAATATTAGTCTTTTTCTTTGTATTTCCTTAATCCATTCATTTTAGCAGTAAATATATTCATTATTTGTAACGTATCCTTTACTAACTCTTCTTCTGGTTCTAAATCTTTATTTTTATTTAATATAATTATTCTTCCATTTGAATATTCTTTAATTAAATCTTCTATTAATTCAAACCCAAAACGAGCTAACCTATCTTTATAGGCGACTAACTCTTCTATTTTTATACTTATTGCATATTTTATTATCTTTCTTAATCCTCTTCTATTAAAATTTAATCCTGAACCAATATCCTCTATTAGTAAATATCCAGGATATCTTTTTTGCATATAAATTTTTTGTCTTTCTAAATCATTTTTTTGAGACATAGACGATACTCTTACATAAATTAAAAATAATTTATTTAATTCTTCTTCATTATCATTATTACTGTTGCAGATTCTACAATCTGTCAGTAAATTCTGAATATCCTTTTTCTATAGTACTTGTTCTAATGTCTTCTTGATTTTCTATTACTAACATTACTAGTCTTATTAAATTAATGGTTCAAGAATTATTAGCTATTAATATTATGCCAAGATTAAAAGCTTTCTAATTCTTGTTTTAAATCTAAATACTTTTTTTATATTTTATATATTTTTCTTCATAATTAATATTTGAATCCATATATTAAAAAAAATTATCTTTTTCTTTTTAGTCTTAATTTGCCATTTTTAGATTTGATTACTTTAGGTAAATTAGATAATTGATAAACATCATCAAATTTTTTTAAAACAGCTAACCATTTCTGTTTTAACTGTTTGTTAATATTATTAAATTGACAAATTGTCCAATATTGTTCATTATTAATTTTATTTACAATATACTTATCAATTGCATCTATAATTAATGAATATTCTGTCCAATCTAAACGAAAATATAATGCATCATAAAATTTTAAATTATCAAGATATTTTAGAATAAATTTAATAATAATATCTTTATTTTCTATTCTGTCATAAATTAATTTATACATAGTTTTATTATATTTATTATTTTCAATAGCTAGTATTATAATGTTTTGCCAAATAAAACAGATAGATTTCCAATTATTATCTTTAATTTTAATATTATTAATAATATTAGTAATTTGATCAATTATTTCTGATTTATATATATTACGAATATCATCATTTGTAATATATAATCTACTTATTTTAATTTGATAATAAGTAAAATTGATAAGTTCATTATCAGTTATATCTTTTAATAAAATAAATTGTTCAAGTATTTTACATTTTTTAATATAATTTTGTAATAATATCCATTTTAATTTATGTAAAAATGTTGAGTAATTATTTGGTTTACAAATATTATAAGAAAAATTATTTAAATCATCAAAGATTTCTAATAACCATTCTGGATCAGTATCAGAAATATTTTGAATAATATTGTCAACAGTAATGTTTTTATTTATAATATTTTTTAAATATTTTTCTTGTTCTAATAATCGTATTGGCCTATCGTCTAATTCTTTAATAGCAATATGTTTTACATCATAAGGAGTTTTACTATTATTAACAAGTTTATTAAGAAAACATGTTGTTTGTTCCTTAATATCAATTTTTAAATTATATAAATATTTATCATATTCATAAGATAAATATTTATTTTTAAATAAAAGTTTTTGTATATAATCTTCTATTATTTTATTAAAAATACTTGTCATTATTGTTATAATTTATATATGAAGATTCTATTTATATCAATTATTAGATAATTTTATATGAGTATCATATAATTGCATACCAATATTACTTAATTCTTTTGTCATTTTAAATTTTTTTGTCATTATTTTAGCCATTTTTGTAATACCATAAGTTGCACCATAAAATGCAGCAGCAATAGTTCCTGTAGTATCAGAATCTCCTACATGTAACATTGAATAAACAACTAATTTTTCCCAATTATCTTTAGAATCTAATAGAGCATCATAAGCTATTATAACGGAATCATCGCCACCTGCACCAGGATATATTTTATTTTTATGATAAGAAAATGTTTCATGAAAAAATCTAGATCTATAATCAGGATACTTCATTAAAATAATTTCTCTAAATTTATATTTATCAAATCTAATTTCTTGATATTTTTTCCATTTATCAACAAAAATATTTTTATCTCTAATATAATTATTATAATCTTTTGGTATATTTTCTTCAACAATATTATCAATAATATTACTTTCTAATAAAGGTATTAATTCAAATATCCAATTAGTAGGTTCAATATTATTGACAGCTAATGATATAAAGAAAGCACTAACAACAGCACCTAACCAAGCAATAACATTATTATGAGTAATTCTAGTTGATAATAATGCTATTTTTATTAATTGTTCTCTTTGGTTAATGTTAGGATAAACTAATCCAATACACATAGAACGCATACAACCTCCAGTACCTCCACTATTAATATTATATGGTAAATTATACCATTTTTCACCATTTTTTAATTTTTTTAAACTATTTAGTGTTATATTACCGATACCATATTTATTTATCATATTTGTTATTTTATCTGAGGTATCTATTTCTTCTATCATATTTTTTTCAATATTTATTAATAAATTTGTTTCATCTGATTCTATTAATGCTTTGGCAATTGATAAATGAAAAATAGTATCATCCGAAATAGTCATATGTGGCAAAGGGCAATTATAAAAGCCAAATGTATTAATAAAATCAAAGATTATAACATTTGAATAATTTGAACCTTCTGCAACAAAATTATCTCCTATAGTATTTATTGAAAATTCATATGAATTATTGAATTCATATAATCCATTATTATAACCAATAACATCTCCTAATCCTGCTAATATCATACAAGCTTTAAATTTTTTTTTATCCAAACTCATATTATATTAATTTAAAAAGATAAAAATAATTATAATTTATAAATGGATAATATAAATATAGAAGATATTATTGATGTAAATTTATATGAAGTATTAGATATTAATGAAGAAGCATCAGAAATAGAAATAAAAAAACAATATAAAAAATTAATATTAAAATATCACCCTGATAAAAATAATAATGATTCGGAGATATATGAATTAATTACTCTTGCTTATAATATTTTAAGTAATAAAGAATTAAAGAAATTATATAATGAATTAAGATTAATAAAATGGGATTTTACAAAATTAAAAAAAGAATCATTAAAAACAACTCCAAAATATGAAAAAAAAAATTTTGATCGTTTAAATGAAGAATATAATAAAAAACATGGTTGTAATATTAATGAAAAAATATTAAATATTCAAGAATTTAATAAAAAATTAACAGAATTAATAGATGAAAGAAATAAAGAAATAATTAAATTAAAAAAAATTAATAAAAAAGAATTTCAAAAAGAATTTGAAAAAGTATCACGATTAGAAGATAATATTAATAATGATTTAATCCCATATAATTTAGAATTAGTTTTATTAAATAATATAGATAATATTAATAAATTATATGATACTGGAGAAACAGTAATTAATAAAAGATTTTTATTAAATATTTTACCAAAATATAAAGAAAATAATGTATCTTATGAAGATCAAATTAAAAATTATAAGAGTAATAATTATTAGAGTAATAATTAAAAACCGCATGAATTACTTCTTTTTATTTTTTTAACAACTTTTTTATTTGCTAAAATTTTATAATAATTTTTTGTAAAATTATAACCAATATCTATTAATATATTTTTTTCTTCATTGCATATATCAAATTTATATGTATATTTTTTATATTTATCTGGTAAAGATATATTAATTGTATTTTTATAAGAATAATTAAATTTATGTGTAATATATAATAATATTATTTCTAAATAATACTTAAAATTTGGCATATCATTCAAATAATCTATATTTAAATTATAATAATAATCAATATATAAACCAATTGTTTCATCTAATTCATCATACGATACATAATTTATTGGAAAACAATTAATTATTGCACCATCTACAAATAATTTATTATCAATTTCTATAGGTGCAAAAATAAATGGTATGTTAGATGAAGCAATAATTGCTTTCCAGATAGGAATATTTTCATTACTATTATATGAAAATTTCCATAAACTTTTATCATCAATACAAGTTGCAAAAATATTTAATTCTATTTTTTTATCATCATATAATTGTTTAAATGTATAGTCTTTATTTTCTTCTCCTAATTTAAAAATTATAATTGACTGGGTTATTATTTTAAGATTTTCTCCTAATGATATCCCGTAATCATTTATTAAATTTGTTATATCATATGAATCTAATAATTTTAAAAAATTAAAATTAATTAAAAAATCTGTAATCTCTTCTATTGTATAATCTAATGCCAACATTGTACATAATATAGAACCTGCTGATATCCCATAATATGATTTAGTATCTTCTAACATATTATTTTCTTTTAAATATTTTAAACTACCAAGTAATGAAAATATATATACACCACCAGAACTAATAACTAAATTTTTCATTATATATATTTTTTATAATATATAAATATAATTTTATACTTAAATATTTTTATAAAAATTTATTATGTATAAGTTGTAATATTAATATTATTAATATTCCAATTAAAAATGCTTGAATTATATCTTTTTTACATTTATTTTTAGAACTATTTGTTAAAAAATGTTCAATATTATTTTTTTTTTCTAAAATACATCTAATATTTGTTTTACTATTTGTTTGGCTATTTGTTTGACTATTTGTTTGGCTATTTGTTTGACTATTTGTTTTACTATTTGTTTGGCTATTTGTTTGACTATTTGTATCTATATTTGTTTGGCTATTTGTATCTATATTTGTTTTAACAGTACCCCATGCTTCTTCAATAGTTGAATACATTTATATTAATAATATTAATAATATAATATATATAAAAAATATTATTAATATAAAAAATAAAAAATATTATTTTAATATAAAAAAAATATTATATCTAATGATGTAAATAAATATTATTTTAATATAAAAAAATGCTTGTATCTAATTATGTAAATAAATATAGTAATATATCTAAATATCTATAAAATAACATTATACAAATGTTGTCTTATTTGACACAGTTTCTGAAAGAAACTCTAAAGTTAACCTAGAGGCTAACAGTACTGATTATATTATTTATTATTTTATAAATGAAGAAATGAATAATAGTATATAAATAAATTAATATTAATTTATTTATTAAATATATATATATATATTATAAATAATGAATGAAAATTTATTAAATACTATATTTAATGATATATATTTTAGAATAGCTATATTAAGTATGATATGTTATATAAGTGCATATAATTGTTTTTATGGAATATTATCAGGTGTTATTTTTATATTAATTTTATTTTATATTGTTTATACAAATATATATAAAACTCAAAAATATATAAACAATTATTATGAATATGATTTATATTATAAAAATATTTAAATAATGTTTGCGTAAATATTTTTATAATATAAATCTATAATATTTAAAATGAATGATAATAAAAAACCAATTTTAAATACAGATACTGATTTACATTTTAGTTTATTAGCCGATAATTCTAAATTAAAACCTCAAGAAAAAATAATAAATTTAAAACAACCTATAGATGTTAATAGCGATAGTGAATTAAGTGATTTTAATAGTGATAAAAAAGTAGAATCAATTAAGAGTGATTCTAAAAAATCATCTATATCTTCAATATCATCTAAATCATCTAAATCATCTAAATCATCTAAATCATCTAAAACAACTAAATTATCTCCAAAACAAGAAAAAATAGAATTAAAAACTAATAATATTAATACACAACCGATATTACAACAACCAATATTACAACAACCAATATTACAACAACCAATATTACAACAACCAATATTAAAACAACCTAATATACAAACACAACCGGAACCTAATATACAGCCACAACATCAAAAACCATTTCCTTCAACATATATAGGTGTAAATAATTTAGATGATGAAAAGAAAAAAAAATTTAGAAAAATGGAATTATTAGCAAAATTATATGATATAGAAAAAGCAGGTAGAACTTTAACAAAACAATATAATATTAATTCAGATTTAGAAGAAATGGAAATGGAAATATTATATCAAACTGATTTAGAAAACAAAAAATACAGTGTTAATTTGTCAAAAAGTTTTTTATTAAATGCTATTACCGCTATTGAATTTTTAAATACTAGATTTGATCCTTTTGGAGTCCAATTAAAAGGTTGGAGTGAGCAAATGCAAACTAATTCTAATAATTATGACGATGTATTTGGTGAATTATATGAAAAATATAAAGGTCCAGGAACAAAAATGGAACCAGAAATTAAATTAATATTAATGATTGGTGCAAGTGCAGCATCATTTCATGCTACTAAATCATTAACTAAAAATATAGGTTTAGAAGGTATTGTTAAAAATAATCCCGATATTATGTCAAAACTACAAAGTACAATATCAGGAACTATTGAAAAAAATATTGGCGCAAAAAAAGAAACTGACAAACCTTTAACATCTGACCAAATACAACAAAATATGTATAAAAAAATGATGGAAGAAAAACAACGCATGCAAAATATGCAAAATATGCAAAATATGCAAAATATGCAAAATATGCAAAATACGCAAAATATGCAAAATATGCAAAATATACAAACAATAAAAAAACCAGATTTAAATAATATATTGAACAAATTAAAATCAAGAATACCAATGCCACAAGATGTAAAAACTAAATATGATGTTTTAACATCTGAAAATAGAATTCATGTGTCAGATACTATAGATAGTGTAGATAGTAGTTCAATAAATAATAGTAATATTAAAAAAGTAAAGAAAAATAGAATAAAAATAAAATAAAGAAATAAAAATATAATAATATATAATTATGAATGAAGAAAATATTAAAAAAAGAGGTAGAAAACCTAAAATAATTAATAATGATAATATTATTAATAATAAAGAAGATAATAATATTATTAAAAAGAAAAGAGGCAGAAAACCGACAGGAAAAATTATTGAACTAAACAAAACATTATTCAATAATAATGAATATCCAAATTGTATTATAGCTCATCTTCCTATAAATAATAAAGATATATTAAAAATAACAAAACAAAATAATAAAATAATAACTGAAAATAAAAATTTAAGTATTGAAGAGATTAATATAAATATTAATGATGATAATAAAACAAATAGAATAATTACATTAAATAGTAATAGTGAAGATTTAAACAAATTAAATTGTACAAAATGCGAATTATTAGAAAAAAAATGTATCGAATTAGCAGATAAGATTAAGGAGTTAGAAAATCAAATTAATCAAGAAAGACATATAAATCCAATTATAAATATAAAAGAACATTATATATGTGATGTTAAAATACATAATATCGAGAATAATAAAATAGAATGGGGAAAACAAACAGATACTAATTGTTGGTGGTGTTGTCATAAATTTGATAATATTCCGGTAGGATTACCTGAGAAATATATAAATGATACGTTTCATTTATATGGTTGTTTTTGTTCATTTAATTGCGCCCAAGCATATAATTTAAACACCAATGATAATAAAATATGGGAAAGGTATTCTTTATTAAACTTTTTAAAAAAAAAGATATGTGATTTAAATAATATTAAATATAAGAATTACGATTACATAAATTCAGCGCCACCGAGACAATCATTAAATATTTTTGGTGGTAAAATGACAATAGAAGATTTTAGAAATTCATTATACACTCTTACAAAAAAATATAATTATATTTTACCACCAATGATACCTTTAATAGGTATATTAGAAATAATCCCCCAAGACTTTACACCAACTAATGTTAAAATTAAAAATATAAATAATAATTTAAAACTTAAAAGATCTAAACCATTGCCTTCATTTAATAGTAATTTACTACAATTAATGAAAAAAACTTAAGATTTTTTATTTTTAAAATAATATATTGCCATCATGATTGTATCGCAACAATCATCTTGTTTGGTGAAAGCTTCAATCATTTTAATATAATCTTGGTTATATTTTAATATTTCTTTACAATGTTGAATTGATAACTTTTTTGTAGTTTTATATTTATTTGTAGAATTTTCAATTTCTTCATTTATTTCATCTTCTTTGTCTTCTATTTTTAGTTTATTAGATGGAGATATAAAATTTATTTTTTTAATAGTTTTATTATCAACCATACCGCGAATTACAAACCAAGTATATAAAGTATCAGATATAGCTTTCATACGAGGGTTTTTAAATGCGGGTTGATTCTCAATACACACTTCATCTACATCTAATAATTCTTTAATATTATCTAATTTATTAACTAAATTTAATTTTAAATCTATAACTGAAGTATTTTTAACTTTTGCAGAATTAAATTTTTTTAATTCTATATCATTATCCCATTTTTTTAATATTTTTGTTTTATGAGCAGTACAATAAAAAACATTGTTTAAAGTAAATTTAGCATTTTTTTGACAAATAGAACAAACATCGTTTTTATTACATTCTGATATTGATTGTTTTATGTTTTCCCATTTTGAAGATAAAACATTATGATATGATTTATGGTGTTTACAAAATAACTTTTTTTCTCCTAAATAAGAGCATGTAGTTTTAATTATATTACAACTACAATCACACCAAGAACATTTATTATCTTCTATAATATTAATAATATCTAATTTATGAATTATATATGGATTAGTTGATACATCTGTATTCTCAATAATACAATATGCTAAATTTTTAATTCCAATATCCCATGATGCTATTTTCATTTATATTATATAATATAAGTAAAATATTTATATATTAATATTAAACATATTCTGTTTATATTAATTTTTAATAATTAATTAAAATAAAAAAAGACAAATATATATAAAATTATTACAACTAGTGTTGCAACTAGTGTTGCAATTGGATATAATTAAAAAAAATTGAAAAAAAAAATTTATGGTAATTATATTAGTTTTTTATCTTCGAACAAGCACAGCCAGCTAACACAGCCAGCTAACACAGCACAGCCAGCCAGCTTCTACAGACATCACGAGCATGTTCAATTATGACGACGATGGCGACTATGACGATTATGACGACTATGTCGTAAATCCCAGACTGAAGAAGCCAGAAAAGTTAGCCAGTGCCAAGGTCAAGGCCAAAGCCAAGGCCAAGACCAAGGCCTTGGCCAATGTCAAGGCCAGTACCAAGAATCTTCGAACTGTCGGTAACAACTACAAACAGTTCGTTACCACACAAACAACTCCTCAGGAGGCATCCTGGAATTGGGATGGATCTTATGATCCAGACTTAGAAGTAAATAATGTGATCGTTTTTACGGTCTTCCTAGAAGATTGGGAATATTTCGATATGTTGTATCCAATAACATGGTGGTAAAGACACAGCTCGAGCTATAGGTTTTCTAGTCTCCTGTACAACTTTTTGAGTTTTACTTTATATTCAGAGAGTTGTATGTAGTTTTATTATCTGAATATTATATTATTTAGTTTTAATAAATGAATATTTTTTTATTATATCCAATATTATAATATTAGTAACACAAAACTAGATATTTATATAGAAATATTAGTCTTTTACTTTGTATTTCCTTAATCTATTCATTTTAATGGCGTGTTACATGTCTCTATAAGCTTGTATTAGATAATTGAATATTTCTTTATAATCAAAGAAATATTCAATATTATCCAAAAAATTAAATTATTTAGTACTTTTAATAAAAGAATATTTTTAATTATTATATTGGATATAATGTTTTCTACATACAGGTTTATATATTTTATCATCACCTATTAATATTTTTTTTTTACAAGTAGTTGTTCTTAATGTAAAAATACCTTTATCATCGCAATAAGAGCAATTAGAATCTAAAATATCTACTTTATTGGCAATAGATATTAACTTTGAAATATTAGAAAAAGGATTTCTATTAGAATCACCATTTAATCCAGTAATATATATATGTTTATTATCTTTTTCTATAGCAATTTTAATAAATTCAATAATATCTGAAAAAAATTGTCCTTCATCGATTAATATATATTTATTATTAATATATTGTTCATTATTAATAATATCAATTAATTTATCTAAACCTATACAATCAAATGATTTTTGATTATGATTAATAATATTTGTAGTACTTGAATTATATCTTTTATCTATAATATGTTTTATTAGTAAAAAATTATTATTATTATTATTTTCTTTTAAATTTTCAATTATATTAAACAATTTTGTAGTTTTTCCTGCAAACATAGGCCCTAATATTAAATGTAAATATCCTTCATTATTAATCATATTTTATTATATATATTATATATTTTTTTATATATAATATATATAAATCAATTTTTTTATGTCAATTAAAATTTTTTCATGGAATGTTTTTTGGAAAAATATGACTGGTATTGGATGTAATTATACATCCAATACATGTAGAGATAATGTTTTAAAAATTATAAATGATTTAAAATTAAAAAAATATGATTTTATAGCATTACAAGAAGCATCAAATTTATACAATGAATTAAAGAATAAAGATAATTATGAAATTATCTTTTCTAATAAATATAAATTTGATCCTGATGATAAAGATTCTACTAATAAATTAATTACATTATATGATAGTAATAAATATAGATTATTAACAAAGCGTTATGGAATAATTGGTAGTAGACCATTTCATCTTCTTTTTTTAAAAGATATAAATAATAATAATAAAATAATATTTATAAATTTACACAATGTACACTATGATAGTAGAACAATGTTATTAAATAATATTAAACTACAAATTTCTACTATTACAAATATACCAGAGGATGTATATATTATTATTGGTGGAGATTTTAATGATGTACATAAAAAATATTACAATGGATTAGAAATAGAAATTAATAATAAAAAATATTTAGTAAGATCTATTAATGATCCTCCGAAAACTTGTTGTGAAACAAGTTTTAATTTAATAGGAGATTATATATTATATTCAGAAAATTTTAATGTTAGTATGGATAATAGATTATATCCTATTAATAATAATATAAAAACTTCTGATCATTATCCAGTACATATACATTTAGACTGTCAAGCACAAACACCAACACCGGCACCGGCACCAGCACCAGCACCATTAAGCAAATTAAATGCTTTATTAGATCAATATTTTAAAAAGATTAAAAAAATTGATAAATAAAACATTTAAAGATATATTAACTTCTTTAAGTATATTAAATGGATTCTCTAATTGAGGACCAAAAACTAATAAACTCAAAGCTACATATTTCTACTATAAGTACGACATGTAAAATAGGAGATACAATTATAAATATAGAAAATATTTATAATTATTTACCGGTATCTGAGAATAATATTTTATTAATAAATTATAAGAATACTTATAAAACGATTGATGAAAATTTAATAAAAAAGAAGAAAAAGAAAACAAAAAAAATAACTAAAAAAGTAAATAATTTTTTTAATCAAATAACTTTGTTAATAGTAACAGATGAAAATAAAAAAATAAATACTAAATTATTTACGAATGGCTCTGTTCAGATGACAGGTAGTAAAAATATTTCAGATAATTTTATAATTTTAAACAAACTAATAGAATGTTTAAAAACAACATATAATATAGATGGAAAAGAAATTAAATTTGTTGAAAATCCAAATTCATTAAAAATAACTGATTTTAAAATATCAATGATAAATACAAATTTTGGCATTGGAAATAAAATTATAAGTGAAAATATGTTAGCTGTTATTAAAGAAAATAATGTACCAAATATTAAAGCAAAACTAAAAACAGATATCCATGCAGCGTTAAATATTGAATTAATAGTAAATAATTCAATTGTAACAATATTAGTATTTAATACTGGAAATATTATTATTACAGGTGGTAAAAATAGCACTCATATTAATACAGCGTACGAATATATAAATGAATTAATTGATAATAATAAATCTAGAATTATAAAAAATTATATAAGCAACATTCCTGATGAAGTCTTAGATAAAGTCTCGGATGAAGTCTTGGATGAAGTCTTGGATGAAGTATTAGACAAAATCTTAGACAAAGTCTCGGATTTAGAAGATAATATATTAAATTCTGTACAATCTCTAGTAATATCTTAATATGATTTATGGACCATATTATTAATTATTTGATTTGTTTTTAATGAATCTTGTAATGAAATATCTATTCTATCATTATAATATGGATTGTTTTTTAATGATGTTAAAATCATATTTACTCTATCGTCAATATTAATATTATTAATATGCGGAGGTGGTATATAACTTATATTTGGTTTATCTTTTAATAATAAATTAATATTTGTAGTATCTGGTGATTGAAAATTTCCGACTGGTGTAGGATCTCTATTTTTCATAATTTCTTCTTTTACTCTATTTAATTTACTATTTAAATAATTATCTTTTAATACATTACCAGTTGTAGAAGCATTAGGATTATTTAAATAATCTACTACTTTTGTAATATCTTTTAATGTATTTTGAATTTCATGTGTTTCTGCTTGATAACCTCCATACATTGGATTATGTGCGTGATTATCATAATTATAACTAATAGTATCTTGTTTATGTGTTGTTTTAGCAATATCATTTGGATCATGCGCATAAGAACCATAATTATTATGTATTATAGATAAGTAATCATTATAATCTAATAATTGTTTTAATGTAATTTCTGGTGTTTCATATGTATTTACAAATGATCCATCAATAGTTTGTAAGTTGCCATTATTTTCATATAATGTTGTTTCTTTGTTTGTAATTTTAGCAATATCATTTAAATAAGATGTTATTGCTTTATCTGTGGCACATGGAGCAGTAATCATTTCACTATTAGTTAATTCTCTAATAGTATGTCTTAATTTTTCAATATCTGTAATTTTAATATTTTTGAAAGTTGATAAATTTTCATTATTAAAATGAGGTAATTGTTGAGTATTTTTTGCAACATCTTGAAACTCTGATACAGATTTATTGTTAATTATTTGAATATTTGTATGATTTATATTATCTAATAATTCTTTTAATGTTATTTTAGCTTCATCTGATAAATTAGCAATATTTTTTTTATTAAGAGATAAATTATTATATTTTTTTAATGTATCTATATTTATACTTTCTTTATTTGTAGTTTTAGCTTTATCAGATAATTGTGTAATAATATTTTTATTAGTTTTAATATTATTATGTTCTAATATTGGTAATGTTTCTTTAATTGTCATTTTAGGTTTGTCAGATAACATTGTTTGTGTTTTAGTAGTATTGTTAATTAAATTTAAATATTCCATATTATTTAATGTTTGTCTAATTGTTGTTTTAGTTGTATCATTAGGATCATAAGGTTGTGTTTTATTAACACCAGTAATAATATTACTATAATCGATATTTTTTAAATCTTGTCTTATAGTTGGTTTAGTTGTATCATTGGGATCATAAGATTGTGTTTTATTCGCGCCAGTAATAATATTACTATAATCAATATTTTTTAAATTTTGTCTTATAGTCGGTTTAGTTGTATCATTGGGATCAAAATATTGAGTTTTATTAGTACCAGTAATAATATTACTATAATCAATATTTTTTAAATCTTGTCTTATAGTCGTTTTAGCTGTATTATTGGGATCATAAGATTGAGATTTATTAGCGCCAGTAATAATATTACTATAATCAAAATTATTTAAATCTTGTCTAATAGTTGGTTTAGTTGTTTCATTGGGATCAAAATATTGAGTTTTATTAACACCAGTATTAATATTATTATAATCGATATTATTTAAAGTTTGTCTAATAGTTGGTTTTGAACAATTATCAGAGTTATAACTTTGAACTTTATTTATTTTAGTATTAATATTATTATGTTCAAAATTATTTAAAGTTTGTCTAATAGTTGGTTTTGTAGTATTATTAGGATTATAACTTTGAACTTTATTTTGATTATTAACATTTGAATAATCAATTTGATATTCGTTTCTTTCTAATTGTGGTAAATTTACACTATTTTTATTATTATTATATATTTGTACTAATCCAGATATATTTTTATATTCTGGTTCAATATATTTATTTCTAGTAGATTCTTGTGCAGTACCTCTTGATTGAATATCGAATTTCTTATTTATTTGATCTTTAGGCGCTCCGAATACTTCCTTACTTAAAGTTGCTCTATTGCTTAAAATTAAATTATAATTGTCTCTAATAGCTGCGGAAGATACTTGTGATTTAGGTATTAAATCTTTTTGTTCCAATTCTTTGAATTTATCAGGTAATCGTTTTACAATAGGTGTTATAATTGGTCTTTTATTAATAGTTTTACCTTTAATAGGATCTGTTGAATATGATAATTTAGGTTGATCTGAACGTCTTAATTCATCAGTTAATTTAGGTAAAACGCGTGTAGTATCATGATATCCAGTATATTTACCTTTAGGATTAGGACCAACTTTTTCAGGTTCAAAAGGTCTTTCGTTTCTTTTTTCAAGTCTTAATGCATCATTATATCTATCTTCAAATTTATCAGTAATAACACCCATGCCATTAACAAAAGACATATCTTTAGCAGGTTGAAAGAATGGTTCTATTTCTGTTTTACTAAAATAATTACGTGACGAACCGCTAAATATATCTAATTTTAATGGTGTTTTTTGCTCATTATAATCATTAAATTGTTCAAAATCTCTTTTTTTAGTGTTCATAGTAAAACACTCTTTAATATTATTTTCAATAGTGTTATCAAATGATGTAAAATTAGAATTAGTTTCATTAAAACTTACTAAATCATTTTTTTTAATAACTTGTAATTTAAATTGATCTTCTAAATTATCATTATTCTTAATATTATCTGTACCCATGCCATTTTCACCTGAATATCTCCACGAAGAAGGAGGTATTATATTAGTAGTAAATGATTGATTAGCGTCTAATCTTCTTTTTTCAAAGAAATTATTAATAGTTTCTTGATTTTCTTTAATATTATTTGAATGATATTTTGAATCAAAACCAGTTATTTCCATACTATTAATATTTGATAATATATTTATTATTAGAAAATAAATATATTATTAATTTATTTTATAAATTTATTCTTTTACAGAACTATCTTTTGTAAAATTATCTTTAGCCATTAATCTAGTATTTACACCACTTCGACTATTACCTGTTTGTAAAGTATTTTCAAAACCATCGTATAAATAACTTGTATGAGGTACAATAGGATAATCAAAACGTGTGAAAGTAGATTCTCTAATAAAAATAGGTGGATTTTCTAATCGAGTATTTAAATCTGTAAATTCTTCATCAGAACAATCTTTTTTAATAATTTTATCAGATATTTGTTTTGATATTTTATTTCTTTCTAAAATAGTTCTTCCTTCTATTTGTTGAGATAAAGGTATATCTAAATTTTTCAAATGCGATTCTAAATCAATTAAATTTTCTATATTTTTATAATCTAAACTACTCATAAAAGCAGTTTTCGAATTGGTAGGTACATTATTATTAATACAAAAATTGCTATAAATTTTATCATCATTTATGTTATGATTAATACTTTCTTCTGTCATTTTTTTGAGAATTGGATAATAACAATCGTCATAATTTTGTCTACTATAAATTCCCGACATTTATAATATAATATGTAATATTAAAGATATTATTTTTAAATTTAAAAAAATTTATAATATATTATCAAACCTTTTTATACGTTTTCAAACTTCTTCATATTAGTAGGAGTTACTTCTCTGTCATATAATTGGGGATTAATTATAATATTATTAGCACATTCTTCAGATTCTGAATTACCAAAACATCCTTTAAATTTTTTATCATTACAATAAGTTAATTGTCTATTTATACCTTTTAAATTTCCATCAATTTCAGCAAGTTTTTTAAAATTATTAGGAGTTTTATCAATAGTTGCTTCTTGATTTAAATTAGAAATATAACATTTATCATTATTATTATCATTAATACAAACTTTCATGTTTGCTTGCATATTAGGATTTACATTATAATCTAAAAATAATGAATAATTACATTTTCGATCATTGATATTTTTATATTCATTGGGGTAACACTCGTCGTATTGTGTACGTGAAAAAATACCAGACATATATATATATATTATAATATATAATATTTTTTAAATAAAATATTTTTTATTTAAATGTCGTGTATCTTCAGGTAATAAATATTTTATATCTCTTTGATAATTATTTAATGTTAAATATATTCTATCATTATCAATATCTCTTAATGTATTTGTATTTAATCTTGAAGAATCGCCAAATTTTATTAAACTTAAGTTTTCTAAATTATTATATCTAGTATTTACTGAAGAAGGATTATTTATATATTTACCAGTATCTAAATGTTGTTTTTTTCTATCACATGAATATTCAATATTATTAAAATTAAATTTTTCACATTTAGGTCTTGTAAGATTTGATTCAATATCATAATTATAATCAGATAAATATGTAAAAGGTTTTATTTCATCGCTTATATATTTTATTTTTTTTTCAGTCATATATATAAATAAATATAAAAAATTGATTTAAAAAAATAATTATATATTTATTTATCAATGGAATTAGAGAAACTATTGTTGGAAAGGTTAAATGTAGTAAATAATATAATACCTAATATTGTGAAAGCAGATGCTATGTTTTCAACACCTTTAATAATTGAATATTTAGAATTACTAAGTAAAAACGATAAAATTGATAAAGATTTTACAAAAACAATAAAAAACTTTTATCTTATGGATTCTGGATGTATTTTACTTGATAATTTTAAAGAAAAACGATATTGGGATATTGGTAATAGCATTGGTTTAGGTTCAAATAAATATTTTATAGGTTATGATCCTTCATTAAATATTGTAAATTTATATGAAAAAGATAACACTGAATATAATTTGATAGATTTATCAGATAATGATAGTTGTCAAGATATTTCTAAAAGTGCAGGATTGTCTAGAATTGAAAATTTAAAAACTACAATTAGTAATATTAATACTAGTCGTTTAATAAATGTAGATAAATCACAACTACCGTCTCTTAAAATATTACAAAATGGAAAAGTTGATCTTGATTATATTAATATTGATCCAGAGCCGAATAAAACCGTTGTTTTAAATATTATGTTAAGTCCTTATTTAATGAAAAAAGAAAATATTGATGTATTAAAAGAAATTTCACAAAATTTATCTAATAAAACGTAAATCTCTAAAAGATTCGCAATTTTGTGCATTAATTTTACAAGATTTATTATATGTTTTATATAATTCATTTAAAAACGTATTCATATCATTAGGATATTCTGTTACAGGTAATGTATAATATGAACGTTCTAAAATTTTTATATTTTGAGATCTATTACTATCTTCATAAACATTAAATTTTAAATTATCTAAAACTTTTAAAGAATTTAAATCTTTACAAGCTTTTATATTTAATTTACTTCCAATTACATAGGGATTAGCCATTGGATTATTTATAGTTGTATCTCTGCATTCAACTTCATTATTAATATTATTAACATTTTTATTATTATAATTAATATATATTATATAAATAATGATAAATGTTGATATAACAATTAAATATTTATTATTAAATATTAAATAACTAATTATTATTAAATATATTAAACATCGTGTAATTGTATTATAATATGTAACATCCGTCATTTTATTATTTGGAATAATTTCATTATATTTTATAATTATAATTTTTGGATTTTCAAACCAAAATATTTCTTGTTCCATATTATTATTATAAAATATTATAATATTTTATAATAATAATATTTATATTTATTCTTTGCCAATATTTAAATTAGAATAAAAATTTTCCATTTCAACTATTTGTTCATTTGTTAATGGTGTATCTGTTTTATTTGACGTATCACTTGTCTCACTATTCATCATATTAGAAATAATATCCATTGGATTAAAATCTTTATTATTTGGATCAAAATTCATGTTTTTAAACATATCTGATTTCATTATATTTTTAAATTCATCATTAGTATTAACTTCAGATGCTAATTTATTCATAATACTATTCATATCAGGTAATTTTTTTACATTTATATCTTTAATTGATTCTGTAATATTTTTAGGATTTGAAATAATATTCATCATCCCAGACATTAAATCATTCATTGTTATCTTTCCGTCTTCAAACATGTTTTTATATTTTTCACTAATATTTTTTGTTGAATTAAATAAATCATCAACATTTTCACTATTATTGATATTTGTTTTAATATCTTCCATTATTTCACTAATAAAATTTGTATTAGCTGATGAACTATTTATATCTATATCCATATTTTTAGTCATAGTTTCTAATATATTATTAAACATTTTATATTCTTTATTATTTTTTAGTTCATCAAACATATCGTCTTCTTCAATATTATTTTTTTGAGAAACTACTACAGTAGTGCATTCTGTGCTATCTGCGTTATCAGTATTTTCTGTATTGTCTGTATTATCTGCATTATTTGTATGCATTTTTTTTATTAATACAGTTAAAATTTCTTTATTAGGTTCTTCTAATGCATATTCATGTAAAAGATATACACTATAAATATAATCCCAAATAAATTCTATTACTTCTTTATTACTTTCAAATTCTTTTAATTCCTTAAATAAAATTATATTATCAGATTCTTCTATTTTATTTAATTTTTTATGAATAATATATTTTAATAAAGTTATATTATTTCTTGTATTATTATGAAATAATTTAAAATCTTCTAAAAAATGTTGATAATGTGATTCTTCTTGTAAAACAACTGATTTATTTAATTTAGTAAATAAATCATTTGTTTTTTGCTTTATAATATCTATTATATCTTCTGTAAAATTATATTCCATTATAAAAATAATATTTATTTTTTCTTTAAATGCTTTTTTATATTTTTGACATATATATAATTGTCATTTGTGATAATATTTGTAAATATTCAAATATTAATTTTGTATTTTCATCGCTAAAATATTGAATAGTGTTTTTAATTATTTTTATTAAATCTTCAATATTTAAATTATTTTTGTATTTTTCTTTATATTTATTTATACTTTCATCATTTTCAAAATTATAATTTAATATAAAATTAATATCATTTGACATTATAGCAGGTACTATATCCGAGTTTCTAACTATATATCTACCAAACGATTCAATTATATAACTATGTGTTAAATATAATGTTGTATTTGCTAAATTTTTATAAAAAATAATATCATCTTTAATAATATTAGAAATAATTTTATTATTATAACATTCAATAACAATTATTTCTAATTGATTAATCAATTGTATTAATTGATCATTAAATATTTCAATTATTTCAGATTTATTACATTTTTTAATTTCATCTAGATTATTCATTATATAAATATAATAATATTAATATAATAATATCTTTATATATTTTATAATATATAAATGTTACTTATTACAGATGCTATTATACAATCTAAAAAAAAATATATAATAATTATATCTGGTTTAGATAAAGAAATTGTTAATGATATTTGTTTAGAAATGGCACAAATATTAAAATATACATATATCCCATATTTAGATCTAGATATATTTGATAATATAACTGATGAAAAAAACAATTATGATAATATGTATTTAAAAATTAAAAAATTAATAGACGTTAAACCCCAAGGTATTATATTATCTTTATTATCGTTGCCTGAAAAATATAATTTATTTGATGTTAAATTACATATTAATTTATCTATAAATCAAAATTATTTTAATAATATTAAAAAAAAATATCATTATACAGATAATTTATTCGTTGAATACAATAATATTTTAAAAAACAATAAAATTAATAAATATATTAATATAAAACAAGATTCTGATTTAGATGAAATTAAACTTAAAATCTTTAATATTATTATAACATCAATTGAAAAAATGTATTATGGTGATATTTATAATAAAATATTAGAAGAAAGAAATAATAAAAAAAAAGAAACCGATACTAATACTGATACTGATACTGATACTGATACTGATACTGATACTGATATTGATACTGATACAGAAATTGTTACTGATACCGAAACTAATACTAACTCTGATGCTAAATTAGTTTCAAAATCATATAATAATTCCAAATCTGGTTCAAAATATAGTTATGTAAATAGTACTAAATCTAATTCAGATTCAATTTCAAGTTTGAAAACAGTTTCTGTAACCGGTTCTAAATCTGATAGTTATAAATCAAACTCTAAATATAATTCAAGATCTAAATCAGATTCTGATTCTAAATCTGATTCTGTATCTGGTTCTGATTCTGTATCAGTCTCTGTAAGCGGTTCTAAATCTGATTCTGAATCAGTCTCTGTAAGCGGTTCTAATTCTGGTTCAAGTTCAGAATCAAAATCAAAATCAAAATCAAAATCTGATAGTTCTAAATCTAATTCAGAATCAGATTCTGTTTCAGGTTCAGAATCAGGTTCTGTTTCAAGTTCAGAATCAAAATCAAAATCTGATAGTTCTAAATCTAATTCAGGTTCAGAATCAGGTTCAGATTCAGGTTCAGAATCAGATTTAGAAACAGAAAGTTCTATTTTTACTACTAAAAACAATTATAAACCAAGTTTTAATTTTTTTAAAAAATAAATCAAGATTTATTTAATCTTTTAATTATTATAAAAAAATTGAACAATTAAAAGATTTAAAAAATAATAATTATTATAATATTATATATTATTATAACAGGAAATGTCAAAATTAGATGCTAAAATTATTATAAAAAAAAAACAAGATAGTATTGATGGATTTAATAATAATTATGTAATTTTTACAATTGATGGTAAAGATATTAATAATATAATTATAAATACTTTAAGAAGAATAATATTAACATTAGTGCCTACTTTTGCATTTGATCCAGAAAATATAACTATTGAAAAAAATACAAGTGTTTATAATAATGATTACATGAGATTAAGAATAAGTAATTTACCAATAATTAATCAATCTTACAACCCTAATGAAATGATTATTAAAAATGATCATACTATTTTAAATAACGTTTTGGAATTAGAAGAAGAGGCGAATACTGCTAATTATGAAAATAGAAATAATTTAAGTAAAGAAGAAGAAGAGAAAAGAAAAAAAAAATTAAAAAATATTTTAGATAATTTTCAAATTATAATAAATGCAAAAAACGATACTAGTGAAATAATATCTATTACAACAGATTCAGATGCTGTAAAATTTACAATTGATAATAAACAAATAAAATCTATATATCCTAATCCAATTTTATTTTTAAAATTAAAACCTCTACAATCTAGATTAGATATTAAAGGTGAAGAATTTAAAGCATCGTGTTTATCTAGTATTAATATACCATTAAAAAATGCTATATATCAATCATGTTTATGTTCATATGAAGAGATTAATGCTAATAAATTTGAATTTAAAATATGTTCTTTCAGACAAATTTCAGAAGAAATGATTATTAATTATGCTTGTAAAATAATTATTATGAAATTAGAAAAAATTAAAGAAAAAATAATAAATAATATTAATAAATACAATAATGAAGATATTTTAAAAGAAGCACAGATAATTATTGAAAATGAAAATCACACAATGGGTAATCTAATTACAAGAATAATTCAAGATCATCCAGATATTGAATTTTGTGGATACAATATTGATCATTTATATGTTAATGAATTAACAATAAGATATAAAACAAATGGAAAAAGTATAATAAAGATTTTAGATACATCTTTTGATTATTTAATTAATCTTTTTAATCATTTAATATTACAAATTGAAAAATTATAAAAGTGAGTACTTAATTAATTGTTTTAATTGTTCATTTAAATATTTTTCTATATTAATAATTACTTGTTCTGGTATATCTTTTGATATTTTTTTAATGTCTTCTTTGTGCATGTATGTAGTTATTTTTCCTAATTTATTATTTTTATATTTATTTATATCATTTATTGTAGCAGAGCCTAAAAATTGACCAGAATTTAATGCAATTTGAATAATTTTTGTTAAACTTGGTGTGTCATTACATGGTATATTTGCATGTTGTCTAATAAAATGATTAATTTCAATTATTTTATTATTTTTATCATATTCTTCAATATTTATTAAATTTTTATGAAAATCAGATAGTTCTTTCCATTTATTAAATTTAATATCTAAATTATTCAGTTCTGTTTTTATCGGTTGCCAAAATTGTTGACCATCAAAATTAGGTATTTTTCTTAATAATCTACTAGTTTTTTTAACATGTTTATAAATTTTTTTTAATTTTGGAGACATTATTTAATTTATATATATAGATTAAATAATAAATAATAAAATCAATTTTTTTTTAATTAAGATATAAATCAACATACTTATTAAATTTATCTAAATTATCAAAATTTTTAAAAATATTAGTAAAATATTCACTATTAATCAATACTTTATGTTCCTTAATCATATTATAAATATCTTGCGGACAAGTGTGATTTCTTAAATGATTTAAAATATCATTAATACGATATGATTTTTTTAAATATTTATATTGATAATGTTGAAGTTTTTGAATCTGTTTATTTAATGTATTTAATTTATGATTATCAAATAATTGATTATAAATTTCTTTATTTTTTTTTTCATAAGTTCCATTTTCTTTATCATACTCTGTAAAAAATATATAAATATTATAAAGTTCATATGATAAATTTTTAAATATAAAATGTAAGATACCAGTTATATCAATATTTGATTTAATTTTTTCAGGATAATATTTTTGTAAATAATTATCTGGATTATATAATAAATTATTTCTTTGGAAAATTTCAATACATCCAACCCAAATATTTGAAAAATTAGGTTTTTCAATTCTAATTAAAGTATACTGTTCTGAAGGAATTTTAATTAGTATGTTTTTATTATTTTCTTTATTTATTCTTTTAATAATTAGACCTTCTTTATCGTTATCATTATTTAACCACTCTTTTGCTTCTAATAAATTAATAAATTTTTTTGGTTTAATTAAATAATCTAAATTAAGAGTATCATATTCTTCTATTTGTGTATTTTTATCACGAGTAATTATATGTACTAATTTTTTATAATCATTTCCATAAATATTACTATAATCAACAATATATTTATTTTCATGATGTAAAATAATAAAATAATAACATTTATCTTTATTAAGATTTTTAACAAATTCTTCTCTTACATTATCAGTATTTGGATAATATTGTTTTAGTATTTCGTCTAACATTTCTCCATGTGATTTTTTATCACTAAAAAAATAAGATTTGTCAATAGATGGACATTTAGTTGAAGAAAAATACCATTTGTCGTTAAAATTGAATACATTAACCATAGTTCCTTCAAAACTTTCTTCAATAATATCATTGTCTTCTATTTTAATTTCTTCTATTATTGAATATAAAACATTATCATGACTATAACTAACAATTTTAGGTTTATTGTCTAATGTATCTATAATTATACTTCTGCATTCTTTATATATATCATTACTATTAAAATTATTTTGATTATTATGTATCATTAATATTTTTTCATTATCTTCATATTTTTTTACAAACAAATTATATTTATGATTTTTTGAAAAAAATTCATATAAACTATTATAATTTATATTGTCTAAACTATCTAATAAAGAAAAAAAATTAAATTTAATATTCATTTATATTAAATATATATATATTTCTTTATATAGTTTCATTTTTAAATATATAATATATAATATAATATATATTATATATTATATATTTATAAAAAATGTTTATTAATCAAATAGATGAAATAATTAATAATATTATTGATTTAGTATATAAAAAAAAAATTAATACTGATGTATTAATAAAAAATAAATCATTACTTGATATAATTGATAAAAAGATGTATAAAAATATTAATAATTTATTAGGCGTAAGATATAGTAATAATATTATAAATATTATAGAAACGATAATATTATATTTAATAATATTATTACCAGGTATAAAACAAAAAGATTTTACAAAATATATAATAGAATTATCAAAAAAAAATATTAATTTATTAGATCCGGAGACAATATCCAAAATAATTAAAATATATAATGTTTATACAGATATAAAATTAAAAAAAAATAAAGATTTAATTAATGATATTGATGAATTTTTTTTAAAAAATAAAGAAAGTGAATTTAATTTAATAAAAATTATAATAGTTAATTATGTTTATTTGGGAGAATATAGACATCATATTTTAGAATTAATAGAAAACAAAGAATTAGAAAACACAGAATCGAAAATTATAGAGATTATAGATTCTAAAGAAGATGAGATTGATTATAATAATTTAGAAATGTTATTCGATATAAATGAAAAATATCTTAGTGAAATTTTTTATCAAATGATTGTTGATTATGAAAATAATATTTTTGAAGACAATTTATCTTCTGAACAAAAAATAAATAAACTTTTTAATAAAAGAATATTAATACCTATAACAGATGAGTTTATTAGATATAATAAATATACAGACAAAATAAAAAATACAAATGTTAAATTAGATAATATAAGAAAAGTTATTACTAATATAAATACAGTAGTTGATATATATTCTAAAAAAGATATAGACCATAATAAAATTTTTTATCAACAGCTTTTATGTAAAAAGGCAATATTATATAATAATGTAGAAGAAATAATTAGTATAAATAAACTTTTAAATATTGGTTTAAGTGCTACAAGAAGTAATGAATATTTTCAAGATTTGTTAATTTATAGAGAATATTCATATATTAATTTTAATAATTTTAAAAACTATGGATTTTCTTTTTTACCTTGTCATTCTATTAATATGAATAATTTTTTAGAAACAAGAGTTTTAACAATCAACAATAGAGTAAATGTTGTTGGAGTAGCATTACCAAAAAATAATCTATTTAATACAAATAGTGTATTACAATGTACTATAATTAAGAATACATATGATTTAGATAATATTAAAAATAATAAATATGAAGTTATTTTAAAATTAATAAAACAAATGTTATTAAACAATATTAATTATAAAAAATTACCATATTGGATATTTGATAAAAATAAAGATGTTTTTATTACAGATACATATAATGATATTAATGAATTAACTTTTGAAGAATTTTATAAATATATGATAGCCTCAATATATGATATAGTTATTGATATAACGTACCAAAAAATAATTAATAATGTTAATAAATGTACTACATTACAATCATGTTATAATATTTCTGATTATGTACAAAATAAATTAATTAATTTATCAAATAATTATATATATAATAGTAATTTAGAAAAAGTTTTTATAGAAACAACTAAAATTAAAAAAAAAATAAAATATGATAAAAATGAAGATATTATACCAGGAATAACAACAGATTTAATAAAACTACCTAAATATAAATACAATAAACATAAATTAATAAATATTTATATTTCCAACAATAATGATAATAATAATAATGATAATTATGATGATAATAATAAATATTCAACATGCCAACATAATATATCTTGGGAAAAAATGTATATTCATAAAAAGAAAAATCCTAATTATTTTAATCAATTGTTATTTGAATTTAAAAAAAAATATATTACTGTTAATTTAGAAGGTAATTTTGTTTGTAAAAGTTGTTATCAACCTGTTAATATTAAAAAATATGCATTTGATTGGACTACAGAAACAGAAGAAGGTATTGGATTGTCATTTACTCTAGAAACGCAATTAAAAGACTTATCTGAATATGAAAAATATAATAAAATTATTTTACAATTAGATAAATATATTGAAAGAATAGCTACCGGTGTTAATTTACCAATATATATTGGTAATATACCACAAATAAAAATTAGAAGACAAGGGATTGTTAAAAATATTATTGATTTTATAAATATTCAAAATAAAACACTACGTATTAATGATTCAAATGAAAGAAAAAAACGATTAGAAAAAGTTGAAAAATTATTTGGTATAAAAAAAACACAATTTTTTATTTTTGAATTAGAAAATGATATATTCCTTTATTCAAGTAAAGAAGTAGATAAATACAAAAGAAGTAAATTAAATAATATTTATATTTATGCTATTATGTTTTTAATAAATGAAATATCACTAAATCAAGTTCTATTTTTCATTGAAGATAAAAATATAAATATTGAAACATTTAAAAAAAATTATAAATCTTTATTTAGTGATTTATATATTTATGTTAATAATAATAAAGAATTAAAACCTTTATACAATTTTCCATTATTATGTTATATATTATATATTTTTTCAGGTGTTCTAATTAAATATAATTTATGGTATAATCCTACAAAAATTAAAGTATTTGATTATAATTTATATAGTTCTATTATACATACATATGTTGATTTATTAAATAGTATATTAGAAGTAAATACTTTGAAAGAAAAAAATTATTTATATGAAGTTTATGCAACTAAATTTTATATTCAATTAAATAAAGTATTTAATAGTAACAAACTTTTAATAAACAAAAATATAAATAATATTAATGAGAAAAAACAAAAAGATAATATTATTACAACTATTTTAACTGGAAAAATTATAGAACCTCAATTTGGTTTTAATAATTTTTACTCAAGATCTGCTCTAAAATTTTTACTAACTATGACAAATAATAAAATACAAATAAATTATAATGATATTAATAAATCTTTAGAAAATTGGAGTAATGATTTACTTTATGTTTTATACAATTATTATAATTTAGATGGTACTAAAAGATTTATTGATGATGTTAAAAATGAGAATGTTAATAAAAATGAATTATTTAAAATGTTAAAAAATATTATTCATAGACGTAAAATATTAAGTGATAATATTGAAAAAAAACGATTAGAATATAATAAAAATATTAATAATAAATTATTAGAATATAAACAATATAATGATAATTTAAATAAAGATGTAAAAAATAATAAAAAAAATATTTTTAATTTAATTCAAAACTTAGAAAAAATAGTTAATATTAATTTATCAAATAATCAATATATTATTGATCATGATATAAGTGGTAATAAATTAAAAAATCCTATAATTATTATGGAAGGTGATAAAAAAATACAATTTAAAAGAAATGATATAAAATATGGAACAAATATATATATTTATGAAGATAATAATAATTTATATGTTTATAATGCCATAACCTTAAATATGATTGCATATAAAAATAATTTAAATAAAATTATAAATGTAAATTTACCATTGTATTTAAATATTAATTATTCATTAAAACATCAATTATTATTTTTAGGACATGAAAAAATTTATTATAATATTAAAGATTTAGGAGCACATAAGAAAAAAATAATTAATAATTTAATTAGAAATAGAATTCTTAATTTAAAAAATATTATTATAAATATACAAAGAATCTTACAACAAATACATAATAAATATGATAATAATAATATTAATATTAATATTATTGCTAAAAATTATATGAATAAATTTAAAAATATTAACATAACATTAGATAATTCTGAAATAAAAAATATTATTAATAATATTTACTTTGTACCATTTGATTATAATTTAACTTTAAAAGAAGATAGTGAATATATTTACATTGGTAGTCTACAAATAATACAAAATAATGATAATATTATATTAGATTTTATATGTAATGAATTAATTAAATTATTAAATGCTAATACTAATGATAAATATATATTAACTAATTTAGCTTTAATAATTATTGATATTATTAAAAAAGAATACAATAATTATATGAAAAGAAATAATTCATTAAATAATATTGAAGTACGTAAATTTATAGAAACTAAAAGTAATCTTTTAATATTTAATAATAAAGATAATATGGATGATTTTATTGATGTAAATATACAAAATAATGATGAAGAAGATAATGACGAAATTGAAAATGGAAATGGATATGATGTAGATATTAATTCAGAAGATGATGAAAATGAAGCTTTATTTACTATTGATTAAATAAAAACATATTTAACTTACTCTATATATATCAATAACTTCTTTAGAATTTGATTTGTTAACAATTTTTGTAATTAAATCATGAGTTATTAATTTTTCTTCTAATTTATTTTCATCAATCCCATATCTATTAATATCTAAAGTATTTGTTAAAATTATTCCATTATCTTTATATATAGATATTATATTTATATTATTTATATTATATACTACTAGATCACCTGTTTTATAATCATCATAATGAACCAGTTTATTATAACTTATATCTAAATCTTGATCATTAACCATTATACCAATATCATCAGATATATATTCATAAAAATTACTTACTATTATATATATTAATTTCTCACAAATAAATGTACGAAGAGTATTAATTTGTAGTGGTGGTAAATTACTTAGATCTGCTTCTCCAGGTGTAACTTTATTTTTTATTTCTCTATCTATTAATGCTAAAACTTCTTTAATTTTATCAATTAATTCTTTTCTTTCTCCAGTAAGTTTTATTTTTTCAAATAAATTTGAAAAATTAATTGCAGTCTTTAAATAATTTAATCCAATTTTACTATGTTTAAAATTACTATCAAACATAACTAAAATTCCATTATTAGGTATAAAATATTCGACACCATTAATAATATATTTCCAATATTTATAAACTCCTGAATTGATACTTTTAATATAAACGTTATTGGCTAAAGAAAAATTATCAAAAATTATATTATCTTTTATTAAAAAATACATTCCAATTAATAATTGAAATAAAACATTTTTCCATGTATTTAAATTTTTAGAACCCGAGTTATTCATAATTGTAATAACTACATTATTAGAATCTTTTGTTTCTGTAACCGGAGAAGCCCATTTAATAATATTTTGTGATATACTTTCAGTTAAATTTACAAAGCAAATACTATTATTACTACTTGTTGGTATTTCATTTTTCATATGTGCTATATTATCCCAATCAATTTCATAATTACCTGATAACATGCCATATGATAATACAAAATTAGGACACTTTTTTCTTTTTATTATATCTCTTGTCTTATTATAATACTCTTTTTCAGAATCGAGTTTGCCCATTATATTTATATCTGTACTAACAATTTTATAAACACGCATATTACTTTTTTGACTATTAGTATCACATGCAATGTTTTTATTATTATTTAGAATAATTGGATAACAAATATTAAACATTAAGAAATCTTTAGGTGCATTAATTGTAATTAATGAACTAACAGCGTTATCTCCAGAATTAGTAAAATATGTATTATATCCATTTACTTTGACATGTTCAAATAAATAAGTTAATTTTTCTTGAGTTGGAATATTAATTTTATCGTTATAATGTGTACCAAAAATTATTTCAAAATATTCATATATATTTAAACGATCACTAATTAAAGCAAAATATCCTAACTCTGGATTTTTTGGTTTTGGTAATATATCTTGATATATATGTTTTATATCATTTAAATTATCATGTGATACATTATATATATGTTTATGATTATCTATTTTATGAATTTCAGGTTGATAATTAGCAAATACTGGAAATTCAAAAGGTCCTTGAACAGGAATTACCGGAATGGGATTATTATAAATTGATGGTTTAGTATTATGTATTTGTTGAGGTAATAAATTAATACCTGGAGGGGTTTGTGCGTACAGTGGTATATTATTATTTGTTTGAATCATATTATTATATGGATTAAATAAATGTGGATTATTATATGGATTTATTATATTTTTATAATTATTATATGATTTATTATTTTTATAGTTTTCGTATATTTTATGCTTTTTTTTATTATTATCTGTTCTTTCATAAACTTCTATTTGCGTAGAAGGTTTTTTTCTATAATCAATTCTATCTGGATAATATCTTTTATCTACTTCTGGTATATGATATTTATTTAATCCACCACTTTGATTACTTTTTTTTAAAAAAAAAAATTTTTTTTTTTTTTACTACCGCCATTTTGATTCATACCCATTTGTGGCATACCCATTTGTGGCATACCCATTTGACCCATTTGTGGCATACCCATTTGACCCATTTGTCCCATTTGGTCTATACCCATTTGTCCCATTTGACCCATTTGTCCCATTTGGTCCATACCCATTTGTGGCATACCCATTTGTCCCATTTGGTCTATACCCATTTGTCCCATTTGACCCATTTGTCCCATTTGGTCCATACCCATTTGTGGCATACCCATTTGTCCCATTTGACCCATTTGTCCCATTTG